TTATACCAATGGGTCCAATTGCACCAATAGGACCAATATTGCCCTGAGACCCCACAAAGCCAGTTATACCAATGGGTCCAATATTGCCCTGAGATCCCACAAAGCCAGTTATACCAATGGGACCAATATTGCCCTGAGATCCCACGAATCCAGTTGCGGTGCTAGCAGATCCAATAAACCCCGTAGATCCCGTAAATCCAAGTGAGCCAACGAATCCAGTTATACCAACAGGCCCGATATTGCCCTGAGATCCCACAAAGCCAGTTATACCAATAGGACCAATTGCACCAATAGGACCAATGTTGCCCTGAGATCCAACAAATCCACGAGATCCAATAAATCCAGTTGCTGTGCTTGCCGAACCAACAAATCCACGAGATCCGGTAAATCCTCCAGCGCCAATCTCCGATCCATTTAGGACAATAGATCCCGTAACATAGAGATTATTATCGATTGCGGCGCCGCCAGCAATAATTAATGTTCCAGTTGAGGAACCACCATTAAGGTCAAGAATGATATCACCGTTCTTTGCGATGATTTTGTAGTCTCCCGAGACTCTCAGTACTTCTGTAGTCATTCTTAGATCCTTTTCTATATTTATTGAATTAATAGAATCTTAATCGAGTGTAATCAATCTTGGCATATTCTCGATGCGGCCACGCTGGGTGGCTTTGAAATCTTAATAGAACTCCAAAACTGTTGTCTTCTACCATTTCCTTAGTTAATTGTGCTCCCCATAGGTCGTCAGATCCTCCATACATTTTTATCGGTGCCAAGTCAATATTGATGAGATTGTCACCAATCGATTCGTCCTCATATAGCAATTGAATTGTATCATCCGTGATTCTGCCCCCACGATTCATATTCAGCTCAAATTCCACACCGTTTAGTTGATTAAATGTAAGATTTACTTGAAAATCTGTCAATTTTAGGTAATATGTCTTCATTTTTATGTCGTTAACTGTGGTGTTGGCTATGCGTAGTAAAGGCTTTGATAACGTCAAAAATGTGCCATCCGCGTGCTTTAAATTGAGGAAGCTGTTATCACCATTCCAGGCAATATCTTCTTCTATTTCTGCATATTGCGAGACTGCGTTAGGATAGAACCATTTAGTATACATGTCAATATTTACCCAAAAAAATAGCCGCACAAGGCGGCTATTTTCTTCAGTTAGTAGTTAATTTACTCGTTTTCAATAACAACAGAAACGTTAGCAACTGCGGCATTTAGGTTCCATCCCACAGTGGAGTTACTAGCAAACTGCGTTCCGGTGTCTCGAATAATAGTAGCTCTACGTGCGGTGAGTTTAGTAACATAATAAGTCCCGCCGGCGCTGTCTGTAGCTAAGATGTTCATCTCACCCGCGGCTGCAGGATCTACCCCCACCAATTTACAAACACCTGTTCCTTCTACCGTAGAAACACGATATCGAGTTGAGCTGACTTGCTTTCTAATGTCTGCAAGGCTAGAAGCAGATCCCCCAGGTACCCACGCATGACCAGTGATTCCTGCTTCTCTTATGTTAGTGAGAGTAATCACAAAAGTAGCTGTTGTTCCAGTTGTCGCTGGTGTAAATGTAACCGTGGGCACTGCGGTATATCCACTACCTAGGTTAGTAAGGGTTACGCTAGTAATGTTACCATCAGATGCAGTAATTCCTACCGTTGCTCGAACACCGCCAGGCAATTCCGGTGCCTGAACGGTCGCTGTTGCTGCACCAGAATACAAAGTACCAGAGTTAGCAATTTCGATTGTAGCAATTCCTTCACCAGCTACTCCGTCTGGGTTTCTATTGCCGAAATGTTTCTTATTAATTGGACGTCCCATTTGTTTCTCCATACGTTGACGTTCTATGTCATACGCGGCGGACTACCGCATAATTCCTAGACCAAGTATTTATAGTTTACTAGACTGTTCGTTGCCAAACACCTGACATCCTCGAGCAAAACTGGGATGTTTGGGGTTGTTTGGACAATTTTTTGAATGTTTGATGCCTTTACGGGCAGCCCATCTGTATCCACTCGCATGTCCTTTACAATCTTTTTTACAAGGATTTCCTCTGAAATTGCTTGCAGACGGATTTCCTAATTCGATTATAAATTCTCGAGCTCTCATACGAATATTTATTGCTGATTAGAGATTATTCAACATCGTACCTTGTTTTAAATACAATTTGACCAACTCCATGTGTTGATGTAGAACATATCAAAGGTACATAAGGGCAATAGAACGCAGCGGCATCTATTACTGCACGTGGTGTTCGATCATCATTATGTCTAAGAAGAAAAATTAATGAATCAGACTCTTTTTCTAATATAACTTTTATAGTTGGTGTAGTATCGATAGTCATTCAACATAGCCTTTTCAACAGCCTTTGGAATAATAAACCCATACATGATAAATTCCTTTTAATGGAATAAACATTCAAACAATTGATGTTGTCAAGAGAAAGCCCGCTTTCTCAAGCGGGCTTTCAAAGATGGTCTATTAGATAATTGCTTATCTGAATGAAACGGTAGCGTTGTTGATTGCAACTTTGCCCAAGTAGTCAGCTGCGTTTCCGAGCGAACTAGCTGTGTTCGAAAGTTCCACGTATCCGTAACGTGTCAAGAAGCCCACAACAGGCTCGAACGTTGTTGGATCAAGCACGACCCCAGAGCTCATCAACGGAATGTATGGGCAATAGAACGCGGCAGCATCTGCTTCGCTTGTGCCTTTGTATCCGATAAGGACCTGGTTGTTTGAATCTGTGTCAGCTTTGTAAGCGTCCACGTAGATTCTCATTGCGCCGTTCAGCGTTCCGACAAACTTAGTGTTTGTTGGTGCTTCAAAAGTTCCTTCGGTTGTTCTTGCGAACGCCGAAGTTGTTGCGCTTTGAAGGATTGTCAATGCTTGATTGCTCACAACAGCCCAGTTACCTGCGCCGCGGCGTGTGCGTTGTGCAATCAAGTTGCTGACGCGGTTGATCTGGATAGCCAGAGCAGCGTGCTCGTCACCAACGAATGTTGCAGTACCAGACACTAGTGCTTGGTCGTATGTTTCTTCAACTGAAGCAAGCGAACGTAGTGAATTGAGAATTTCTTGGTCAATTTCTACGGTGATCTCTTGTGCCAAAGCAGCCATGATTTCTGCTTCGATGTCAATGCCTTGTTGGGCTTGTGCATCTTGAGCAGCTTCAAACGTCCAGCGTGCGCTGAGCTTGCGGCTCTTTGCTTCGACTGGTGTTTTCAAGATCTGGATGCTCATTCTCTTACCAGGTTGCCCTTCTAGTTGGCTAGTTGAAGCAGCGCGTGGCGTTGCGTCAATGTTGTTACCTGAGTAGGCAGCGGCAATTTTGAATGGGCTCAATGCTTCTTCACCTGCTACAATTCCATCTCCGCTATCTGCATAGCGAACACGCAATGTGTGGATCTGCGCAACTGGGCCTGTCATTGGCTGAACACCGATGATTTCGTTGGCAATAACAGTAGGCATAACACGTCTGATCACAGGAAGGATCACACGGTTTAGGGTTGCTACGTTACCAGAGCTTGTTGCTCCAGCTGTTGCAGCTTCTGTTAGGTGTCTTCGGGTATTCTCCAAGCACACCTGCATAGAAGCTCTACGGTTTCCGGAAAGGCCTTCAAGCAGAGCTTCCTTTGTCTCGGACCATCTTTCGTTTAGTAATTGTGACATTTATGTCTCCTTGAATATCAATAAATTATCTTAGACCCGCTAATTTGCGGATATCTAAAATGTTGTCAGTGCCGGATGGCGGTGCAGAAGGTTTAGCTTCTCGATCACCGGTAACGGCTGTTGATTCGGATAGGATAACTTTCGTTTCCTTTTTCCGTGGACCTTCCATTACTGCTGGTAGGTACTTGTCGAATGCTGAGGCTAGCTTTGGGGTTTGTACACCTTCTAGCAAATCACGCATTAGATCTCTTTTTTCTGCACCCAGAGGTGCAAGTAGTTCGGTCATAACGGTTTTTCTTCGCGCACTATCTGTGACTACTCTGATTTCCCGGTCTTTAGATTCTACAATTTGTTGTTTTTCAACAAGCGCAGACTTAGCTTCGCTCAAAGCGCGGTCCTTTCTTTCAATAATTGAAAGCAGTTTCTTTGTTTCTGCCTTTTCATTGAGGAATGAAGCATTATATTCTTGAGCAAATGCTTCAAACAAGCGACGACCAAAGTCTGTATTACGTGCGTTATTGATGTCTTCCTTCAATTGCTTGATTTCTGAAGTTAACATTTTATTAACGGTGTTTTCTACAATTTTTGCACTGCGCTTGACAAATTGTGATTTCATAGCTGAAAGTTGTGCCTTGCCTTCACGCACGAAACGTACTTTAGTTTCGGCAATGTCTTTCTTGTCCTGCGAAAATTCTGCAATTTCCTTAGCCAATGCATGTACCACAAATTCTTCTAATTTAGCAAAATTTCCTGCGACTTTTTGACGGTCGTTTTGGAATTCCACTAGTTCTTTTCCTAACTGACTTACCACAAATGACTCTAACAATTTACCGTCAGTCTTCATTTTTTTGTGGTATGCTACTTTAGCTTCGTTTAATGCTTTTTTATCCTCGGCTAACTCAGTCATTTCAGCAGTAAGTCGAGTATCTAACATACGGTCGATTGCTTCAACCATAACTGTTTTGTCATGATTGTATTTACGAGCATATTCTTCTCTTAACTCAGCGCCAATTTGTTCTTTTTGTTCTTGTAGCTTTTTTGTGAATGCAGATTCGATCACTACTTTAGTGTCTTCTGTCATTACACCTGACTCTATTAGTTGTTTAAAAGCGTCCAACATCATATTCTCCTTACGATTATTTCAAACCGTTGATTATATTGAGCATCGCCTCTTGGAGATGCTTCTGTTTTTTTGGGTCTTGGGTAGACTCATGCGCCATCCGTATAGCTCTATTTCCGCCTCTTGTGTTCAAAAGGTGTTCATAAACTGGTGTTGGATAAGCTCCAGGCGCACTCGGTTGGGCAACTACGTCAACAGTGATAATTTCAAATTCTGACACTTCGCCTGTGCGTTCGTCAACATTTCCACTACCACGACTGCTTACTCCCAGCTTAACACCAGATTCTAACATAGTGCGTATTAAGTTGCCCATGGGAGTTGGCAAGATCTTCATCTTGCTATAGCCATTAGGACCGTCCATCCACATGTCGGTTATCATGTGACTGACACGGTCCAAATTAACTTTAAGGTCGTCTGGGTGATCAACTTCTCCAAGTATAGAATATCCGTTTTTTAATTGTTCAGTTACTGTTTTAACAGCTCTGGCAATTTCTTGTACCGGATATGTACGTTGGTTGGCATTTTTTATACCACCCTGAATTGAGATACCTTTAAGGTAGAGATTTTTGCCATCTTTGTCATCTGACTCAAGCACTACTCGTGCTTGGTCATAACTCAATTGCTCTCTAAGGTAAAGGATTGGTTTCATTATTATATCTTATTTCGGCAATACAGGCTTAGTATTTGCGCCGTTTTCTTTCTTGTAAACCGCTGGCGCTTTGCCTTTGTATCCATCTGTTTCTTTTCCATCCACATTTAGAATGTTGCCCTTAGTGTATTTTTCACCTGAAACTTTTGGCTTTGGTGGCGTACCGTCAGTCTTGCTTTGTGCAATATTGCTGGCACTCACTTTTCCACCGCTTGGTCTATTAGCTGGGTTTGCGTTAATTGGGCTTCTGTGATTGCCGTTTTGCTCAGTGTTTTGCACCTTGGCAACTAATTCACGGTATTCACGGAGGACATCTATTTCGTCTTCGTCTGCACCAAATTCATCTGCTTCGGCATCGAATCCGTCATCGCCTTCGAAATCGTCTTCAGATCCCTCGTCGTCATCGCCTTCGAAATCGTCTTCAGATCCCGTGTTGTCACTCTTACTTAACAGTGCTTCAAATTCTGCTTTCAAATCTTCCAATGCGTCTGCAATGTCCATAATGTCGTCTTTGGTCGCAGGAGCCGATCTGTCTTCGTCACCAAAGTCGCTCTCCGATCCGTCGCCCATCGAATCTGTGTCAACTACGTCGTCAACAAAGTCATCAGCTGGGTCACCACCTAGTTCGTAGCCTGGCCGTTTGAATCCCATCATTTCTTCTTCGGATTCTTCAACTGGTTCCATGTCATCTTCGTACATGTCGTCTTCCTCAGTCATTTCGTCTGACATAAGGTTTTCGTAGATTTTTCTTGATTTTTCTACCACAATCTCGTGGAATAAATCTTTAGCTTTATCAGTATCTTCATTGACAATATAGTCCAGAAGCTTTTCAAATTTGCTCGGCATAATTAGGCTCTCCATTAATGCAATAATTTGGGTTGGTTGTTGTGTATATTTACGACCATACGACAATATATATGTCAAATAGGTGGAAAATGACTCATTTTGTCAAAAATGAATCAAAAATCAAACTTTTAGAACTAAAACATCCCGCCTTCTTGTGGTGGATTAGCATACATCTTTTGAACTAATTCTAAATCTGTAGCGTGTTCTCGTTCTCTTGTTTCAGCAGCTTTTCGGAGATCATTTATCATTTTAAGCGTTAATCTAGACTTTCGAGTATCGCTAGGTTTGATTACTGACACATCGCGAGATGGATCATAACGACGTCCTGTATCGGACATTCCATATTCTTCTTTATCGAAATATAAGAATTCTTTAAGCAACATGCTTTTATTTATTCAACAAGAGAATTTTTAAGGTAGCTGGCCGCCCCCAGGAGGAGTCATAGGAGCACCGCCGCCTCCTGGCATTCCTGTGTCTTCAGGTGGCAACTCGTTGATACCTAGATCACTTGATCCTAGATCGTTGAAGTCTGATGCTAGTCCTCCAGGCGTGAGTCCTGCTGATCTCAGATCGCTCTGTGCAGACGTTGTTTTCGATGTTCCGCCATTTTCTTCTTGCCACAATATTTCGTTTTCTGCAATTTCTTCAGAGGACAATCCTAAGAATCTTTTTAATGCAAATCTCTTGCTGAGGTATGGTATTTGTCCCATACTTGAGAAGCTGTTGATACGTGCGCCGTCCATCTCAGCTTGTCGATATGATGCAAAGTTCTGTGGAGGATTAAACATGATGTCAAACAGATTTGAATCAATGTTCATCCCTTTTCCTCTCAAATATAGTTTAAATTCAGAATCAAAGATTCCATTAACTAAGCTCTGCAATCTTTCACAGTAATTGTTGAATCTTAATTCTTGAATGTAAGCT